AGATGTTTCGTTTAAGTCAGCAGCAGTGGTTGGCTCGTTAGCAAAAGTGCCACCATTTGTTAATGGGTGGTCTGTTGCTAGTAATGCCTTACCATCACCACCAGCAGTTGCTCCAGCAGTAAACGCATTATTTAATACGTTAGCAGCTTTCACTTGCTTTGTATGTGCCATTGACCTTGCAAGTGCTCTCGTATAACGAGCAGATAGCTTGTCGTAAAGGTTATCCTCTACAGCCTCTTCTGTTATTGAGAAAGCCATTGCCACAGTCTCATGGTTATATCTTGAAGTGTAGGCTTCGTTTGCATCATCAAATGTGACACCAGAACCTTCTTGCTTAGTAGGCGCTGCTCCGAAACCACTTAACATGACCTCTTCTTCAAAGGCTCTATCTGATGCCTCTGTGTCGAAGATTTCTGCATGTTGACCTTCATACCTATTATACTCCATACCAAAGAGGGCGTTTAAGCCTGGCTCTAATTCTTTGGCGAGTTGTGCTCTTGAAATAGCCATATTACACCCTCCTTAAGATGCAGTAGCGTCAACATCCGAAGAGTTTAACGCATGGTTGTTAATTTTAACTATGTATGAAACACCAGCAGCAGTATGGTCAGCATTAGTTACATCTTCGTGAATACCTAAAATCATTAATGGATTTGAAGTATCTGTATCTTCTGCTGTAGATATATCTATCTGTGCAGTAGAAATACCAGTGGTTGTATTACCACTTGTTCCATTTTCGATTTCAGCTGTCTTAAAAATGTCAGCTTTTGCTGTATCTCTGTCAGTGTTTGTACCATCAGAACAGATAATAAATCTCTGTGCTGGATCGTCATACACAAACCCTTTGATGTCAAAGTTAGTATTGGCTGACCCACTTCCAGGCCAAGTGTTACTAAACTTTAACTTGCCAGTAGTTGCATCCACATACTCACAGCCTGCGAATACACCTAATAGCTGAACCCCATCACAAGTAGCCGTAGCGATCTGAATGGTGCCACCAGTTAATTCTGCTCTGACTGGTGAACCTTGAAAAATCGCGGAAGCGTCACTTGCAATAAAGTATTGACTCGTACCTTGAGTCGCTGGACTAGAACCATGTTTTCCAACTGGTTTTAGACCGAACTTTACATTGGCATTTGCCATCTTTAGCTCCTTTAAGTTACTCGGTATTAGAAGCGTTCATTTTGCTTCCTTTACCGAAGGTTACACGACTTTGCCTATCTGGTTTATGGATAGGCATAGAGGGATGTTGCTCCCTCATCAAGTTTTCATCCACGGCTGTCATTTGATTGCGGGTCTGCTCCCGAAAATATTCAGTTCTCTCTTGTACCGTTTCTGTGGGTATTCGTGCCAACATTAAACCACCGACACCTATTATCCCTTTGTTTTTACCCTCTTCAATAACTGGATACTTTGCAGCTTCGGCTCCGTATTCGTCTGCCCTAACTGGTTCCCATCCTTCTCTCATTCTGGAAAAAACATTTGATTTATCATCTTCACCACGAATGGAGGTTCTGATCCATCTATGTTCAAACCCCTCTGGAGGAGGAGGTGCATCCAACTTTGCTGGAGGTTGCCAAGGTTTTCTCCTTGTATTATTAGCACGATTTGTGGCTTCTCGTGAAATTCTGTTTGTAGTCATAATTACTCCTTCACATGCTTTGCATATTCTTCTAATGGGACACCTAATCTTTTTGCTATCGCTATCTGTGATGGCGTTAGCTTAACTGTCCTTTTACCTCTTGTAGCTGATCTTGAAGCTGTTGCTCCAGCAGATGCAACTCTAGGAGTAGAAGACTGCGTTCTCGTATCCGAGAACTTATGTGGAAATTCTGTTCTCATCCTTCTATCAAGTTCAGTATAGTAGTCTTCACTGTTCGGGTCAAACCCTTCTTGCTCAATTAATGTTTTATGAACACCAAAAGCAGCATAAGTCATAGTCTGATCTTGACCAAACCACTCGTTTTGTTCTGCCCATTTTTCGGCTCTAGGGTCTGGTTTTTGAGGTTGAGCTTGATTTACCGCTTGTTGAGAAGTATTGTTTCTTGAATTTGCTTCTTGAGTTTTTGCTTGCTCTTCTCTTTGTGCTTTCATTTTTTTGAGGTTGGCTTCCTCCATAGCTATTCGAGCTACGTTCTGTTGTGCCTCGTACAAAGCGTCTGCATCTCCAGCTTCTAAGGCTTTTTTATACGCCTCTTTTGCTGCAGCTGCTTGAGCAGTTACTCTGTTGTCAAACTCTCCGACATAGTTAGTGTCTAGCTTATCTAGTCTTGCTTTGAGTTCTTCGTTCTGTTTTTTGATAGATTCTGCATAAGTGATTGCAGATTGTTTCTGTCGTTCCTCTTCACGAAAACGGTTCGTAAGTTTTGATATACGCTTTTTAACGGTTTCAGAATACTCTGAAAGATCCTCGTCACCAGTGACTTCTTCACCTTGGGTTGTGCCT